AAAAATAATATCATGTTTCCAATTTAATTGATAACCAATACCAGCTTTTCTTAAACCAAATTCTAACCATTCAGCTTCATAATTTTTATAACTTGAATATGTACTATATCAAAACCTTCTTTAAATTCTTTTAATAATTCAGGCGTAACTTCAATTTGAAAGTTATTTACTATATCAGTTATTTGAGTATACAAATTCAATTGCTCTACCTGCTTCTTTTTCTAAAGGTCTATTATCATACCAATTACCATTGTCATTATCAATTTGTCTGCATAATTCTGCAACCTGGGCTGGAGTGATTGGATATTTTTTACGTATTGCAATACCAGCAATGGAGGTCATAATGGCATACATCTTTGCATACCAACCTGTGTCAGTTATTTGGCTATACTCTTTGATTAATTTCTTATTGACAAATGGACAATCCTTATAATTATTCCAATGGACATCTGTATTTGTCATTTCATTTTTACGATGAGCAAGTAATTGTGCTCTTATTTTTGGAGGTAGATTATCTAACAAACCACCTGACCGTTCAACATAATCATGCCTACTTATAATATCAAATGGATTCATATCAACTCCATGAAAGTTATTCCATATAAAATTATATGCACCTTCATATTTCCCAGGGACATAATACATACGGGATAAGTCTTTTGTTTGAGGGTCTCCTATATCTCCTAATTCTTTATTAAGAGCATACCAAAAATGTTTAATTGAATCCTTTGGAACTTGTTTAGATAATGGAAATACTAATCTAAATTTTGGATGTTCTTTAGTGGATGACGCAGTTGAATAACAAATATGATTCCATTTACCATAACGTTCAAGGATTTCTTTCTCAAGTCTATCTTCAAATTTGATATCATCCACATCTACTGCACACCAACCAGCCCAACATATAACATTTTCATTTGCTCTTGTTGTGTCAGGGTTGTATATGGCTGGAGTAATTAAAGGTGCTGACTTTTTGTCTGGACGTTTTTGTCTAGATAATTCAAATAACAATTGCTCAAACTGAGCATAAGAACTAAAGTCCATACGCTTATGAGTTTTGTTATCAAATATTGATTTATATAATGTGAGTGAATACATTAATGTACTTTCTTTATGTTTCCTTCTTTCCAAGATTTATACTCTTTAGAAAATTTTGTATGTTCCATAACACTAAGGTCATGAACTGTTTTAGCTTTATACCTTTGCAACCATAAGTCATAGGTATGTGTTTTAGAAAAAATGAAATCGTTCCAAGATTGTTTAGGCATTATCTTTCTCAATCATATCAATAGCATTAGGTGTCCATTGAGAATTAATCTCTGGTCTATCGGCTAAAATTTCAGTCCTTGCTTTATTTGCTGCTTCCATTTTAGCTCTAATATCTTTTTCCTTTTGCTCTTTAATCCAAATTTCTTCTTGGACTTGGCCCTTATGGGAATTAGGAATAAGACCATGATTACCTTCATGTGATGGAGCTTTCCATCCTTCTGGTTTAATTAAATCTGGAATTCCTAGTGGGTTTGGTCTTTCAGGTTTCTCACCAACCTCTTTTGTCATATTTGCTTTATAAACTTGGTCCCATGCTTTGTGCGTGCTAACACCCATTGCATCTAAAGTCCCAATAGCAACAACACATAAATCTATAAGACCATCAACCAATTCTTCAGAATCCTCATAAATAATAGCTTCACGTGTTTCTTCCATTTCCTCTTTAAGGAAATCATATCTAAATTCTATATATTTACGCAATTGAAATGCAGTAGCATTAGCTATCCATTCATGGACACCATACTTTCTATGCATTTTGTTAATATCTTTTACCCAATTTTTACTCATAATTTCTCCTTTAAATAGCGAATAAACCAGTACGGAAATAAAAGAATTAATATTACGTAGTCTAATTTATTCATATAGTATATTATATCATATTTAATGCCAAAAGTAAATAGATTATACGAAAAAAGATTCTAAAGATATAGTCTTTTCACTTTCCCAGCCGACTGCAGATAATACAGGTTCAATCGCACTAATAAATGTCTTCTCAAACTGGAGATTATAATCAACATATTCATCAAGATTAAACTGCTTTGGCAGAAAATCTATAAATGAAATTACATTTTCTTTTATAGGATTTGGTTTAACAAGGTATGTGAATTTAACTTTGTCACCACTATGTATTTTTTCTATTTTATTATTTAGTTTTTTATCTTTAACTAATTCATTATGCAAAAGCGCTCCCCTCACATGAATTGGTGTACCTTTTTTATATATGGTTTCTTTATCAGTCCATTTTTTAATATTCTGTACAGAGCGAGGGAAACTAACTTCCTCGGCTGATGCTTGAGAGAATACTTTTTTAAAGTTTTGTATATCGCTTTGGACTGTTGTCTCATCAGTTTCAATAATTCTTTTAAACATATCTTTTAATGCTTTGCGACATATTGCAGGAGTAGAAGATTTAATAGCTTCAATACCCATAATTTTTAAATGAGGATTTGTATAACGCACACCTTCATTGTCATGCACATTTAATATGTATCTTTTCTTTGCTGTCCAAATACCACGGTCGGCGATTACTTCTCTTCCCATAACCATTTTGTTTTCATAACCACCAAGGGAAATATATAATTCATTAAAAGCTTCTTTAAGAGCTTCTTCCAATGAGGTAGAACATAATTTATCTAAAAAATTGACAGGGTTTGCTGGTTTAAAACGTTTAATAAATTCGTCAAGGGTGACATATACTGAGTCAGTATCAATCGCAACTACATAATCTTTATCAGTTTTTAATGTCTTATTAAGATATTCATTCAAATATTTCTCAGCCCATTTGATAGTTGCTTGACCAGTAAGAGTAATACCCTCGGCAATACGCATATCAAAATATCTAAACCATTTATTACCTATCGCGCCATATAAACTATTAAGCAGAATCTTAAGAGCCATTTGCTGATTCTTAGCTAAGGCAATACGTTTTTCAATATCATATTGCTCTGATTTACTGCCACATAATTCTAATTCTTGTTCAGCTTTAATTTGTTTTTGTTTGAATTTAACGCGTTCATCATATAATTTTTGGATTATTATTGGGAATACACCTTGCTTTTTTGTATCAAAGCGAACGCCATTTACTGCAAGAGCTGTATAGTATTCAGTATTTTTTATCTCACCATCAAGAACAGATTTAACATTAACTCCAGGCTCATCATTAGCTGGAAGTATAGTCTCGGGAGACATATTATACTGCATAATTATTGATGGATATAGAGAATTTAAATCAAATGAACACACCCAATCATGCATTCCTACTTGAGGTTCTTTAACATACCCACCAGGATATGCACCTTTAAATGAATCTTCATTTTGTGGTATTGCTATTTGTTTAGAGTATAAGTCTCTATATATGAGTGAGTCCCATATTGCAACAGTCCCTAGAACTGAATCATAATTGACACCACCTTTGTATGCCATTGTTAAACATAAAGTAATAAGTCCAAGCTTATCTTCCATACGGTCTATAAGCTCAACGTCTTTTATATTATAATCAATAAACTTTTGGTAGTCATTATCATGCAATTCATTTAAGTTAGCTGCTTCTCCAAAGTCTAACTTCTTCTCACCAAGAACTACATTAGCTATATTGTCTAGCTTATAAGATTCTTGTGGACCATATTGATAACTAAACTTTTTAAAGATTGGCATATAGTCAAGAATAGTAATACCTTTTAATTCATACCTAGTACGAACTTGACCAAAGCCTGTTTGAATGTCACGTTTGTCTATCATTCTCCAAGGAGATAACATTTTCTCTTTATTCCCACCATTAACTTTTGCTATTCTATTAACTAAGTACGGGATATCAAAAAATTCTATATTCCAACCAGTGAGAACATCAGGGGAAGTATGATTCATATGAAATACAAACTTGTGGAGCAATTCTCTCTCGGTCTGACATTTAATATACCTTACCTCATGAGTTTGCATAAGGGATTTAGATGTATCATACTCGCCACAGCCAAATGTATAATAGACATCATCTATATTGTTTTTCATTGTGATGGCTGTAACTTCTTGGTCGGCTATATCTGGCTCAGGGAAACCCTCTCCATATTTTACTTCAATATCAAGTGAGGTAACATTAATAATATTTCTATCCCATTCTATATTTCCAGGGAATGTCTCATTAAGATATTGTGAAACATAATTACTATTGCCATACACTTTAAAGTTAGGAACATCTTTATATTGTTTTATAAAATCAGTAGCCTCACTCATGCTTCCCAGCACAATTGGTTCTACATCAGTTCCATCAAGTGCAGTCCAAAATCCTTTGGCTGTGACTGGTTTAGAAGTAACATACATGGTAGGTTTAAATGGAACGGTGTAACTTACTTTTTGACCGTTCTCATAACCTGTATATTTAATAACTTTTCCGTGGCGAAAAGCATTAGTATAGAAAGTATTATTCATGATAGTATTATATCATAAATCATACCGAAAGTAAATAGATTTATGTAAATATTTCTTGTTGTGGTGGTGTTTGTAATTTAATTTTGCCTTTAACCATATCTTTATATTTTTGCTGTAGGTTTTCTTCAGGCTCACATATAAACATTATATGGTCTTCCTTAATAATTAATCCTTCTTCCATCTCACAATAACTTAAATAAGGCATAAAGCTAATTCGGCCATGTTCGCCTGGGTCAGGGATTAATATTACGGGGTCTGTTACGGTTGTTGTTTTCTCATTTATATCTTTAATATTGACAAGAATCTCTTCACCCGACGTGAGCCGGATTAATCTAATTAATTCATTCATAATTTACCTATGTTGTTTTTGTTGATAATCTTTAACTGCTGCTTTAATTGAATCTTCAGCTAAGACTGAGCAGTGTATCTTAACTGGTGGCAAACTAAGAGCTTCTACAATAGAAGTATTCTTAATATTTTTTGCCTCATCTAATGACATACCTTTGAGCAACTCTGTAACCATGCTAGAACTAGCAATTGCAGAACCACATCCGTATGCTTTGAATTTTGCATCTTCAATAATGTCATCTTCTACTCTAATTTGTAGCTTCATAACGTCGCCACAAGCAGGAGCACCTACCATACCAGTCCCGACATGCGGGTCATTTATATCCATCTTACCCACGTTGCGTGGATTATTATAGTGGTCTAAAACTTGGTCTGAATATGCCATAGTGCTCCTTAGTATTTATTAGCCTAGCAACAGCTTTTTAGCGTGCTTAGGCAGGTCACCTAAATTAATAGTTTGAGGCTTGTCCTCTTCTGGAATATCGTTCTCCAAAATAATTACAAGCAATCCATCTACAATATCAGCTCCAACAACTTTGATGGTGTCAATTAATGTGAATGAACGCTCAAACGCTCTTTGAGAAATACCACGATGGGCATAATCTCTTGTATTGCTACCACCCTTATGTTTACCGGTAATAGTTAAAACTCCTTTTTCAAGGGTTAAATCAATATCATCTTTTTTAAATCCTGCAACAGCGATTTCAATTAAAAAGTGACCGTCATCTCTTTTAATGACATTGTACGGCGGGTATCCAACGCCTCTGGCGCTTTCTACATTCATTTCCGCTAAGTTATTAAAGAGTTGATCGAATCCAAGGAACGTATCCCTTGGGAAGTTAAATGCTAAGTTTGACATAATGTCCTCCTATTAAATAGCAAGGTTAAAATTGTAGCAAAATGCTACGGTAATTGACAGACCTTTCGCATCTGTCAAATCTATTTATACATATATTATATCACAGTTTACCGTAATTGTAAACAGCTTTTAAATAAATTATATACTGCAACATCATATCCTTTGTCCATTTGAACATCATAATCTACATCATTATTGAATTTTTCTCTTAACCAATCTTTAGTTGGTTTACGTGCACCTAAGTCAAGCTTGGCTGCCCATTTAGATATCTTAGCATTTTGCCAATATATCTGATGGTCCATTTTATTATATGACCCTTCAGTTCCTTTATACCATTCATAACTTGGATAGGTTATATCAAACCCACCGGCTTCATCCCACCATTCTCTGCACCGCTCACAATGTCTAAACACTGTAATGATGGTACTATCTGGAAATGTCTCTTGCATTTCAGGCAAGTAATAAGCAAAGTTATGAGATAGTATTACTTTGATTTGTTCTTCAGGACCATCAAAGCTTTGATAGATTTCTTCTTTCCATCTATCTAAACTACCTAACTCTTTATCTAACCAATGACCATATTGTAATCCTGGTCCATAGTAATTTCCTATATGACCAGAATACTTATTATGAGTATATGTTTTTTCTTCTGTACAATCAGAATTATCTACATCCCAATTATCTCTTATTACTTGAGAGACACCACTCCAAAAACTCCCAGGGGCACCAGTTACAAATACCCAATTTACCATACTTTATACATCCAATCTAGATATTCACGCGCCAGTTTCAGTGGAGGATTCATAATGTGCATAATATGCTCTTCTTTGATGAGGAAACTTTTCTGGTCTTGATGGTAACCTTCCATATAATGCTTAAAGGTATTGTTAGTCAAGTCTACCAATGCCGGCCACTCACAAGTAATCATATAGATGCCACCATCATTAGTATCATTAGTTGCAGACTGACCCCAATTGATTTGCCATTGGGGTGCATCAAACTGCATAACTGAACAAATTATAGTATCACCATTTGTGAGAGTAAAACATCTTATCTTTTTACCATCAACAATTCCTCTATCACGATGGGAATGAATTTCAGGTGTCTCTTCACTCAACTAATTTCTCCTTGTATATGCTTGCTAATCCTAATGCTTCTGTATTAAACTTAATTAAATTCCTAAGAGCATCTTCAGTAATGAATGACATAAGGGTATCTCTATGTGCATCGCCATCAGCACCAATCTTCCATTCGTATTGACCTACTTTAGCTTCAATAGCTATTTGTGCATCAACATCTTGGCTCATTGCTGTTAGTGCATTTTGTAAAACGAATGCATTTGGATTTCCTTTGTTTACCCATAAAGCTTTTTGCATACCATCTCTAAATGATTTAACAAGTTTATAAGCATCATAAAATTTTCCAGATGGTTCTACACCATACAACTCTTTAAACATAATTTCTAATTGGAACCCAGGATAGTTAAGGTCATCAGCATGACTTCCATCTGCTTGCAATATACCATGATGGAACCATATTTCTGCTTTGTCATTTGGTTCAACATGTTTTTTATATGCAGCTGGGTTTTCTCTTGTACCATTTAATTCACCGCGTTTAAATGCAAGTCTACGTTCACCGCCTGACATTCCATTAACCCAAGTCACGTGGTCTTTAAAGCAAGCAATATAATAATTCATAGTTTTATCAGGACCACATATTAATAGGGTCATAGCAAAAGCTTCGGGAACCATACCCGAACCAGCAGCAAAGGTTGGATATGTCATATCTGCTCCAATAGCTTTACCAGCTATAATATTTAAATTCATAAGACCTATTGAGTCATAATCATTATAGTCATAATCAACATTCTCTTGTAAGAAGCTAACTCCATTACCACCATGACTTACCATGACAATCTTATCAGATGTTCTTAAAGAGTTATGGAATTCATTAAAGCCAGGAATATCTCTTGCTCCTGGTATATGTTTAATGGTTATTTTTTCTCCTAAGAATGGCTCAAGTTGTTCTGCAATTATTGCAGCCCATTGGCTTGTTCCAGCTCCAGGTTTTTGTGGTACAACAAAGATATAATCAGCTAAGGCTGATGTTGTGAATGCCATAAGGCAAAGTGCTAGTAATTTTTTCATGCATACTCCAGTTTGTTTTTTCTTATAGACAATGCTGCCATTGCTATAATTGTTATAATTAAAATAATAAATATTGGCCTAGTCATAAGAGTATCTATAGTATATAAAGCACTTAATTGTAGGGTCAATGTTTCTACCTTTATGGCTAAGATGAATGCCATCAGCAAAGCCGGTCTACTATATTTATATTGTTTGCAAAAGACTCCAAGAGCTGAGCATAAAATTAATATAGCATAGTCCTCCCATCCTCCAGTGTATTGAGCACAAGCCCAAGTGATAAACACTACAAGGATTGGAAAATAATATTTATACGGCCATGAAGATATCTTTGAAATGTATCTATTAAACACAATACATAATATACCTACTAAAACCGTAGCCCACATAAATCCAAATGTGAGACTGTCAAAAAATCTTGTATCATAAGCAAGGTCGGGTGTTCCTAATTCAAATCCTAATGTCATAAACAAAGCCATTAATACTGCAGCAAAAGAAGCACCAGGGATTCCAAATAAAACTGTGGGTATCATGCTAGTAGCCTTTTGAGAATTGTTAGCTCCTTCCGAACCTATAACACCTCTTATATTACCATTACCAAATTCTTCATTAGGATTAGCTGCAACAGCTGAACCATACGCCATCCAATCTCCCATTGCACCGCCAAGTCCTGGAAGGAAACCAATGAAAGCTCCTATTGCTCCGCCTCTTATTGAATCCCATCTATATTTCCATGNNGCTTTAATTCCATCTAAGGTTTGGCCTTTAGCATTATGAGGTATAGTAGTTCTATCTTTTTTCCTCCAACCATCTAATATTTCTGGGAAGGCAAATAGACCAGCAACCATCGGCATAATNTGAATACCAGCTCCTAGATACTCCCAACCNAATGTCCACCTATCAGCATTTGTCACTGGGTCAGTACCTATACTCCCTAAGAATAATCCAATTAATATAGCTATTAAGCTTCTAATCCAAAATCTATTAGATACAAATCCAACACAGGCAAGAGCTAACATAACAAAAGCCCACATCTCTGGGACGCCAAAGACCATCATAAGCTTTGTATACCAAGGGAGTAGGGCGAATGTAAGTGTTCCCCATAGGAGACCATTGACAGTTGAGGTTGTTATTGCAGCTGTAAGAGCATACGTTGCTTTACCTTGCTTGGCTAGAGGGTGACCGTCGACCATTGTGGCTGCGGCTGAGTTAGCTCCAGGAATTCCTAACAAAATACCTGAATAAGTATCACCTGTGGTAGAGGCTGCAACCACGGCCATACAAAATATAACTCCTAAGTACGGGTCTGAGAAATAAGACATAAAACCAAATAGAACTACAAGTCCTGTTGTAGCTCCGGCTGCTGGTATTAATCCTATTATAAGACCATACAAGGTCCCTAATAATAATGCTATAATCATAATATATTTATTTATTTACCAATACTTCATTTGATTCCTATATTGTATTTGGGACATAATTCCCAATCACCTTTTTCTTTATGTGATATTATTTTAATTTGATTTAATGGAGCAGTGTCTCCGATTGGTTTGATAGTTTCTAATAATCCCCAATCAGACATGAGTGTAACAATTGTGTTACGTCTTTGGAGGTCATTTTCTGTTAGGTTAGATGGTTTACCATCCAATAAGAATAACTCTTTAAAATGAGTTATGAAATATCTGCCTTGCTTGTGTAGTATATGACACGATTGAAATAATTGTGAATCACGTTTGGATGCTACTCCCATTCTAGTTAGAGTCTCTCTAATTTTGAGAAAATCATCTGGTTCAGCCAGGGTAACTTCCAACATCATCTCCGGTGTCCAGCTAACTAGATTGTCTTTGTGTTCCGCCATGATTTATTCTTCCTTTAATAATTTTAAGGTTTTTATTACTTAAAAGCGGAAGTACATCACGAGCTTTTTCATTGCTATATCCATAATATTCTTTTATAGCATTGATGTCCTCAGATTCATCAGACTTGTTCCACTTGGAGAAACGATTGCGTTTCCTTATGATATTTATAAGAAACGTATACTGCAGTCGTGAATCTAAGTGATGGAACTTATTCATTTCGTTGGCATATATGACAGTGTCTGGGAAATAAGATAGACCACGGTTTACCATAAAGGCATTATAGTCTTTCTCATTTTCTAGTATGTCTAATTTTGTATTTGATATTGACGAGATTAAAGCAAATGGATTCATANTTTTTTCCATACCCATACAGCAAGTTGNACTGGAGTTGTACCATCTTTAATAGATATCATTGTTTCAATATGCATATCTAATACTTTAAATTTATCTTTGAACCATTTGAATGCACATTGGTCAGCACTATCTATTGTCCAATGAGCATATTCTGTTCCAGGTTCCATATGAATCTCTGCTCTATTAAGATGAACTCTTACAATACATAGTCCACCTTTTTTTAACCATTGATGAAAATAATCAAAGAAGTATAGATTCTCATTAAGAGTTCCAAAGTTGCATGAGCCTAAAGCTAATACAACATCAGCGAATTCTCTATTAAATATAGAATGAGCTTGATTAAAAGTTGCTTGNAAGTCTGCTTGTTGATATGGAGCTGCGTCAAATCCTATAAGATTTGGAAGTCTATTTTTAAATGGATTAANNCCACAACCAGCATCAATAANTAAACCATTAGGCTTTACTTGATTTACAAAGTCAGCTAATGCTATGCCCGAACTGTCATGGTTATTAAAGTGGTCTATGTCATACGGCTTTCTAGTAAAAAAGTCAATGACTTTGTTTTCATTTTTAGTGGGCGGTTTTGACATACTGTACATTATCAACTAAGAAAGAACGCCAACCAATTTTATCTAAATCAAACACATTTATAATATCTAAATTTTCTTTAGCTGTGCTTGTTCCTTTTGGTGTGTGTTCTTCAGGTATCAAATTGGACTGCAATGTACATTTCATAATACGTTCAGTACCATCTTTTTTTGTGAAACTTATTTCAGCTACGCTGTCACGTAACAATTCTTTTATATCTGCTCTAGTCATCAGTTACTTTCTCCCTAAGAAAAGTGTTAATTGTTTTAATCATATTACCGGCTTGTTCTAATTGATGATATATACCAAGCAAAGTAAAAGCGATTAATATTGTTGCATAATTTGTTAAGGTTTCTAACATATTATCTCCTATTTAAATTTAATTTGTGACATTATTTCTGTCATACATGCCACCACATTTAGCTCATGGTCTGCAACAAAACTATCTTTATAAGAATAGTCAGCAAGTATAAGCACTAATTGCGGAATACTTGTGGGTGAGACATACTCAACCATGTTGTCATAAACCATTCTAAATAACTTTGAGGATTCTACGTCAATGTTGTCTGTTACCCACTTACGCATTTTCTTAAAGTTTTTAGATTTCAAGTCAGCCATTAATTCTTTAACACTTGTCTCAGATAGAGTAGCAAGTATACCAGTATCAATGTGACCACTCATACCATACCTTTGAAGTTCATTTAAGACACGTCTCCAGTCTGGTACATATTTCATAATCAATTCTGATAGAACGTGATTATCATATATTATTTTTTCTTTATCAAGAATCCATTGGCATCTCTTCATAAAGTCATTACATAACCAGGCATTTTGAATACCATAGTTAAACTCATATATAGAACACCTTGAATGCAAGGGGTCTATAATACGATTTTTAAAATTGCATGTTAATATAAATCTACAGTTTTTTGAGAACTCCTCAATGAACCCACGCAATGCAGGTTGTGTAGATTGTGGATTTAAATAATCAGCCTCATCAAGTATGACTACCTTTTGTCCACCCTGTAATGATATTGTACTTGCGAATTGTTTTATCTTCCCGCGAAGAGTATCAATATTACCATCTTCTGAACCATTAATAATTATATAGTCCATGTTCATTTCGTTGCATAATGCTCTAGCTACTGTAGTCTTACCAACTCCAGCTGAGCCAGTGAACATCATATTTGGAAGCTCTCCCTTAAAGATAATACTTTGAAAAGTATCTTTTAATCCTTTAGGGAGAATGCATTCCTCAATAGTTTGTGGTCTATATTTTTCTACGAATAAAAACTCGTCCATAAACTCTCCATAATAAAATTAGTATAATATTCTATTATACCATAGTTTTAGCAATTGTAAATAGCTTTTAAGCTTTTGTTTCAGCTGCGGGAGCTTCAACCGGCGGTGGTTTAGCAGCTTTAATAAATTTTTCTAATCTATTTCTTACTGCGCCAACATCAGCCATTTCATTTCCTTCAAATGCACCACGCTTAGTTACAATATCAATAATTTGAATTACTGCTGCAATATCTGTGAGATTTAAAGTATCACCAGTTGGATTCATTTCAGGAACAGCTTCATCTGCTACTGTTTCTTCAACTGCTTCTTCAGTTTTATCTGCCATATATTATTCCTTATATGTTGTTGTTTTATCAAGGGCAACCCAATACTTTATGTTGCCAGCCATTACAGAAGCAATAAGCTTCTTATCAATACCAAACTTATAAGTATCGGCATTGATGAATTTAAAGTTATTCATATCAAAAACAAAATCA